CCAAAGACACCCAAGCCAGTCCGGACCCAATCCAGCATTTATTTTTGCACATTCGCCCGAAGCATCATCAAAGTAAATATCAACTGGATTTGTTGTTTGGTCTACTGTCTGTGATGGCACAGCAGATCCTGTAAACAAATCGTAAACATATGAAGGAGCTCCACAAGATCCAGCACAACTGCCTTTTATGAAGCCTACGCTTTCAGCAATTTTTTTTACACTGGGAAAATTATTGAAGCATTCGTCTAATGTTCCGGGCGATCCACAAATACCTCTAGTAATTGTGCTGTTAGAACAATTATAGGCTGGTTTAGAATTGCCAACAAATAACGCACTTTGAGAAAGATTTGATCCAAAGGTTATAATTTGTTTGGTCATGTTTATCTTCTATCCTTATTTAAATCATCAAGGTATATCACAGCAGCCGTCTACGACATTTTCGGCAGTAAAGTAGTAAAAATAATTATTGCCTTCAGTGTGCTTGCAGAGTTTCACAATATGGAAAATGTCTCCACAAGACCCCGCATTGATTCCTTTGGCTCCAATAGGTCTGTAATTAAAACCTGTTGGAATGCAATCCGGAACCCAACCCGGAGGTAAATAGGAGTTGGTTATTCCGCGCTCATTTAGATTGATTGCCCAAGAATTATCCTGTGTATTGGACGATTTGATTGTGGAAAGAGACCAATTTTCAACTTGATGGAAGTAAGTACCACCACATGCACCACAGGCCCCACTAAAGCACCCATCAGAACCTTTACCACCACAAAGACCCGTTGCATCAAAGTCTATTTTATTCCACATGTAGCGATATGATTTTTGATCTGCTCCTGTATATCCTTTGGTGCAATCGACTTCATATTTTTTAAGAACGGCAAAGAAACAATCATCGGGATTTTGACCCATGCAACACAAAGAATACAAAACAAAGTTTTGCATTTCAAGTTTTCTCAAAAACTCCAAATTCTTTTGCTCTCCAGCAGCAGTATCAATGAAATTATTATAACGAATGTCAAGAACTTTTTGGAGATTTGTGCTAGTTCCTAGCGGATAACCACTGCTATTTGGAAAATCGGGGTGAATTGTTGTCATGTCAAACATGTTTTTCCACATTTGAGTATTGTCAACAAAAGGCATGTATCCCGATGCACCCATGAAATTCATATTTTCAAAAAACTTGGATGTACCAAAATTTTGTCCAAGCAATGTAGTGCTTGTAAAATGATCAATAGAATCTAAATTGTCATAATATCCCCAGTGGTGGGGATAGACAAGTTGGTCAGAACCAGGAAGAGAAAAGTTGGTTCCGGACGATCCAACAATTTCAAGATTATATCTTTGCCCTTCATCTTGGAACTGATACATCAATGTCTTGCTGATGTATTCATCTAATTGACTTGTAAGCGAATTTCCAGAACTACTGGATGAAGCACAAAGTCCAGCAGGGATTTCATCCAATACCTTTGGTGTTTTTCTTATGTAATAATAGTTTTTGGAAATGTACTGTGCTGCTGGCTCAGTATTGTAGAAATATATTTTTTTATAGAATTGGTCATCACCAGTCAATCTTTGTTCAACAGCATCACCGTCGTAAATGGCAAAGTAATGATCGATGGGCTCTGATGAAATGTCATATTTGAACGCTTTAAAATTTACTGCTCCACTAAATTCTGTCCAAAACATAAATGTTGGAAGATTTGTATCTTTGGAGATAGCACTGGTTGTTATGTAATTCAAATACTCAACGGCATTGTCAGAAACGGCTTCTGTTCTGTTTGAAAGTGTGTTTAATGGTTTATAGAGAATATAGTTGGTGGTGTCATCTGTATATTCTCCTCCCAAACCGGGACTTCCCAATATATTTGTTCGTAAAATACTCACAAAATCTTGAACTCTGTATACATTCGGTTTTTTGATTGCCAACAATTCATTCAATGACGTTGTTTGAGATTTGATGTAATATTTGTTGGTAAAATAAATTCCGACGAAGTTTTCTTCTGTGTCTGAGGCAGCATTGTTCAGATAACTTATGCTTGTGATGTCAACTTCCCATAGAGGAGCAGAGGAATCAAAAAACTCAATCATTAAAGAAGTAAATTGATTTACATTGATTGCAGTTATGATGTCTTTGGTATCTTTGACAATCAAAACACCATTTGGAAATACATCATTTGCATTTTCTACAAATTCAATTCTTTCAAATACACATTCGGTATTTTGTCTGATAATATTCAATAGGTCCACAGATCCATCTGCGGACACAAAATTGATACTTTTTATTACAGAATATGATGGATTAAAATTAAAATCAGACATTTACTTATATTTAGTGGTCACAAACATGGTTTTTAATTTTCCGGTTTCAATTGGAAGATATGCAGAAATGGTTTTTGATTGCAATTGAACTTCTTCGATTGCTGTGATTGTGATTTCAGTTGTAGAAGTTGGCGTAGATTCTGGTGCTGCTTTTACTGTTGGTTTGCTTTTGCCCTTTACAGGCGCAAAAACTTCGATTGACGCTTCTTCCACTGATTGAACTTTTACAACTTCTTTAGTAGCACTTGTTGTTTTAATTGGAAAAAGTGGTTTTTCTATTGCATATGTGCCACCTGCTGTGGGATACACAACAACCATTTGAGAACCTGTGGTTCCATCCTGAGAAATAAATTCAAAAGTAGCTCCGCGCTGATCTTTGATAATCATGCGGTCTTCATAATAGTGAGCGCTCTCAATGATGGAGAGAGGTCCATTTAAATCAAAATTACCAACAGATGAATACGAATAAGAACCACCCGTATTTGCTTTAAAAGGAAGAATAATACTTCCTTTGGGGAATGTATAAGCAGTGGTTCCAGCGATATTTTTGGTGAGTTCCAGGCTTGTTTTAACTTCATTTTCCGTCAAGAACAATACAGAGTTTTCTGACAACAACGTAAACGGATTTATTGTTTCATTAGAGGAAACAAATATCCAAAAAGAATTTGGATCATTATAAGTTAAATGTGCTGCTTCCAATAAGGTTTTTTTGGAATCAATTGTGATATTTGATTTTGTTACGGTTAAAAGATTTGGATCTAAAAAAGTAAAAAAATCAGAAATTAAAAAATTTCCTATCGTACTTTCAAATGTCTTTTTGGGTAGATTCTCAAAATACTTCATATATCACCTACTGGCTCCAAAACTAAAGGTTGATATTTCAGATTTTGACCATGTTGCATTGAATTGTGGAAAATATGTACCAGTTTCAAATTCTGTGAATAATAATCCCAATAGTGTTACAGATGAATTTCCATTAGGAAGATATCTAACAATGCTGTCAGCCTCATCATTCTTTTTGACGACGACGCTTTGTAAAACACAAACCAAAGGCTCACCCAACCAATTTGCTGTTAAATTTCCGGGTGTAAAATCGCTTGCTGAAGTAGATACAGTTGGAGCTACGTTTCCCCTTGAAATATATAAAGACCATAAATTTTGAGGATAAGATCTTTCTGGTAGGCCATCTGCTACTGCTGGATAAGAGGCTTTTCTAAACGAACCAACTATATTCTCTACGGCTTGGGATTCAGCATCGGATTTTGGAGCAAACACATATTGGAAAAAATATTGCTTTCTGGCTTCAGACACCATTGTGTATTCTGCAATATTGCTGAAACGTCTATAGGTAGATGTTGCAAACATTCTTTCAGCAAAAAATGTTGCTGGTTGGAAAACCCGAGCCAACATGTTGACACCACCAGCACCCAAAAGATTTCCACCACTATTGGCTATTCCTGCTCTTGACAAAATTGGTCCGACAGGGTTGTTGTTGCTTTCTCCGAAGTTGTGTTGCAACTGATAGCCCGGTTCCTTTGGCATCGGCAACTTCAAATGAAGAAACGAACGGTTGACAACACCGGGTCTGGTACGATCAATGTTTCGTAAAGAATATTCAGCAGCATAAAAATTCAACCAAAGTGGTTGTTCTGCAGCATAAGCACCCAAAGGGTATTGTTGGAAGTAGGCCATCTCTATTGTTATTTAGATAAAATTACCTAAATATTTGCATGGCTTATAAGACCAAATTTACGCCCACAAACAAAGACAAATATGTCGGTGATTCAAGTAAAATTATTTGTCGATCATTGTGGGAAAGAAATGTTTGCAAATTTTGCGACTTAACTGAAAATATTGTAAAATGGTCATTTGAAGAGATAATTGTTCCTTACATAAATCCTTTGGATAAAAAACAACACAATTATTTTCCTGATTTCATCATTCAATTCAACAATCCTGAGGGATTGAAAACTTGGATGGTTGAAGTCAAACCAAAGAAGCAGACTTATTTGAAAGAAAATGCATCAAAAAAAGAAAAGATAACTTGGATTATCAATTCGGCAAAATGGGAAGCTGCCAAGAGATACTGTGATAAAAACAACATGGAATTTAAACTTATTACAGAAAAAGAGATATTTGCCAAATGAGCAATTCAATCAACGACATCAAATCATTTTTTGATAGACACAAAGGACTTCAAAGAAACAACCGCTACTCGGTGTCCTTTGTTAATCTGCCTTCTGGATTGCCACAATTGGCTCCAGACGATGTTCAGACCATTGCCGTGGCAATGGGCTCCCGAGCCATCGACACGCTAGCAGACAATCTAACTGGCTTTGGTCCCGGAAGACTTGTGCCCAGATACCAAAAGTTTGTAGGGGGTGTCATGTTGAGCATGCCCATAACCAACGACAATTTTATTGTTGATTTCTTCAATCAGTGGTTTAATAAGATTTACAGTGGAGGCAGAGTTGCTGGTTCAGCCCAAGCACCATTTGGTGTCTCATATTACAACGACATAATCTATGGAACGGAAATGCATATTAAACTTTTGGATCCAAACGGAAATACAAACCGAACTTTTAAATTTTATGAAGTATATCCTTTGGAAAACCTGCCCTTTACTTTGGAAATGGCAAGACCAAACGAATATTTGCTTTATCAAGTTTTGATGAACTACAGAGAATTTACAATTAGTTAAAGGAATTTTATGAATATTGTTGAACAGATTGAATCTTTATTGCCTTCGTATGAAACTCAATTGCCATTTTCAAAGCAAAATGTTTCTTTTACATCCTTTAAAGTAAAGGATGCAAAGTCATTAGCGCTCATTCTCCAAGAAGACAACAAAAAGTTGGCATTAAAAAACATGGTGGAATTGTTGAAACAATATTCAAAAGGAGCCGACATTGAAAGTTTGTGTCTGGCGGATGCTGAATATTTGTTTTTGCAAATACGAGCCAAGAGCGTTGATGAAATCTTAAACTTGATTTACAACGATGAAAAAGTTCAAGTCAACATCGCAAACATAGAACCACGCAATCAAATAGGCGAAGAAGAAGTACGAGTGTCTGGCAAACTTACTCTTATTCTTCAAACACCCACGATCAAGGATATTCTTCGACTCCCATCGTTGGACAAAGAAGAACTTCAAAAGGCATGCATTGAAAAAATTATAGTAGAAAAAGAAATCTACAAAATAAACAAATTTGTCACTGAGGAAATCCAGCAAGCAATTGACAACATGCCTTTGTCTGTTTTAAACAAAATAAATTCTTTCTTGAAAAAACAACCAGAACTTTTTGTAAAAATTCAACTTTCAAATGAAGAAAAGGAGGTCAGTGGTTTACTGAATTTTTTTACTTATCGGTAAAGTTTTTTGATTTGAGGGATTATTTCAACACAAACTTTACCATGATAAACAACTTTTCTTGGTCGTTGGAAGACATAGAAAACATGAAGTGCTGGGAAAGGGACATCTACTTACAATTAATCGCTGAATATCAAGAAAAGAAAAAACAGAGTTCCATGAATTCGCACAACGGAATAAACTACTTTAACCTATGAACGAAGAAAATAAATTCTCATTAGATGTCCAAGCAGAGACTCAAGCAATTTCTCCTTCAATACAGGAGGACTTGCTGAATCCGTCTGAATTTATAAATTTGCAACCATCGCTGGAACTCCCCCCAAGAATTCTTCTTCAGGCCACAGAAATAGATGTTGAGGAAAATGTCAAAGCACAGAGATCAGAAACCGCTGCTTTGGATTTTAATGTAAAGATGGATGCCGAGGCTGCTTATGAAAAAGCAGAATACTTGGAAGAGCAGATGACGGAAATGCGTGGTGGGTTTCAGGATCTTTACAACAATGTAAAAAATAATTGGCTTCCATCTCGTCAAAAAGATGAGTTTGAAGAAAGACCAACCACGGAACCAACCAATCTTATCTTTTATGCTCGTAGAGACAGAATGAGCATGCCCCCACACTGGGCTTAAATAAAAAAAGCCCCCTTTCGGGGGCCTTTTTCAATCGTTCTCCATTTCGGAGAAGTACTGCAGAGGATCTTTCTCTTCAATATTTTCCACAACTGAAGATTCCTCCACATCGTCTTCGATGCTCTTGGACTCAGTAAACTGAGCGCGAATATCGTCACCGACAGACTTCTTGAACCGAGCGTTCAGTTCGTCAAAGCTCTTGAACTGGCTCTTGTCCACAAACGGCTTGAGGGGATATTGCTTCTTCCATAGCTCCTCAAGCTTTTTGTCATCACCACCGAGAAGTGGTGCTGGGGTTGCAAACTCGCTGCGATCATAGTTTACATACCCACCGACATTACGGATCTTGATCTTAAAATCCGCACCTGTCCAGAAGTTAAACGGATCAACTGCAACCTCGTCCTGAAACTCAGGATGAGCGAGGCTCTGAATCTTCTGGAAGATCTTCGTTCCATACTGGTAGAGGAAGACCTTGCCCTTGTTCTCAGGGTTTGCAGGATCCTCAACGACCAAGATATTGGAAATATAGGTCAACTTGCGCTTTCTCTGACGAGCAATGTTCTTGTCGTCTTCGATGCCACTGTTCCACAGTTCTGTGTTTGCGGCACAGACTGGGCATTTCTCGCCAATCGTAGTAGGGCAGTTCTCGTAGAACCACCCACCCTTGCCCTTAAAGGTATGACTGTAGACAGCCACAAAGGGAGTTTCCTCTCCTTCGACTTCCGGAAGAAACCGGATAACTGCGTATCCGTTTCCAGCCTTGTCGATTCCCGGCTTCCAAATCCGTTCATCCTTGTAACTCTCCTTTGCGTTCATCTTCTCCAAACGCTCAGAAAGTTGTGCGACCGAATTCTTACTCTTCTTTTTAAAATCTGAAAAATTTCCCATACTGTTCTTTCCCCAAGGATCTACCTTGGCCTAAATGACTGACAGATTATACAAGCAACTTCAGGTCAGTCAACTGGAAGTTTCTTGTTTTTGTTCTTTTTCAATAGATGTAAATTTTTGGCTTCCTGTTCAATCTTCTCAACAAGAGGCTTTGTCAAAAGTTTACCAGCAGCAATAGGATCAAGACTCATTTCATCTGCCAGTTCAAGTACACAATCCATAAACGACAGATTGGTGCTTAAAGTTCGCTCTATCACCTTGTTTGAAAATTTTTCCTTTGCTGTGTCGTCTATATACATGTTTATACTATATGTCGAATTAATAAAAAAGCAATAATTGAATCCATCTAAATATTCTAGAACTATTTATACCACTCTAAGGAATAAAAATGGCATTTGACTCAGACCCAAACGTATTAATTGAATCAGGTGGAAACACCTTCAATGTAGCAACAGACGCAATTGTGTTCTCTGGGGCAACCTCTCACTTCCAATACATGAAGTTGGCATATGGGCCTACAGGCTCTGTTTCTATCGTAAGCAACTCCAACGGTCTTCCGGTCAATGTCATTGCAGGAGGCATCACAGCCAATCTGGTGGGCTTCTGTGGGGCCGTACAGGGCATTCCCGGTGGAACTCCCGTTGCTGTAAGTGGTACCGTATATGCCACAGGAATCACCACAGCCCCTGTTTATGTAAGAACCTTTAGTGGTTATCAAGTAGAAATTACTGGCGGAACACCGCTATCAAGAACCAAGGATTCTATTTCTGTTTGGGGTCCAAATGGCATAACCTATGTTTATGCTAATTTTGTAGATTCAACTGGAACAGAAAAAGGAACTGTAAGTAATCCTTTTTATACCAATATAATTGGTGCAACAATTAATGTAACAGTAAATCCAACTGTTGGTGTAACAAACGACTCTCCAAATAATGGTCTGCGTGTTCAAGGGATGAGCGGTGGTGATAATGTCCGAGTACAAGTTCAAAATACTGTTACAGTCAACGACACAAATATTCTTTCTAGTCTTTCAGGAATATGCGCCGCAATCGGGGCATTGAATACTAATCTTTCAACTGTTGGGGCAGCAAGACCTACAACAATAAAGACTGGTAGAGTTTCTTCAGTTTTTTCAACTCCTCAACAAATTGATTCATCTGGATTTACTTGCCAAAGTGGAATTAATTTCAAAGCACTTTCAACAAATACAGATTTTGTCTATCTTGGAAATACCGCCACATCTTCAGCACTCATTGCTAACGGAATTGCTTTGGATCCGGGCGACCAAGTATTCGTGTCAATAACCAATACAAATAACTTCTACATGGTTGCTGCAAGCGGAACACAAACAATAACTTACATGGCTTCGTGAAATGCCTTTTAATAATACCCTTAACAATGTAAGAACATATAAAAATTATGGCCTCATTGTTGAAGGCAACACTTATGATCCAATTTTTACAAAAGGTTGGATTCAGTCTTCTCCAAACATTTTAATCAATGGTCAAACCTGTTATTTGGATTATTCACATTCATATGACACTTCTGATGTTGTTTATTTAAAAAGAACCTTTGGAAAAATTGCAGTAGGAAATACATTTTATTTTCAAGATACAAATTATTTTGATCCAAAAACAGATAATAAATTTAATCTAGGTGGAACGTTAACTTTTCAAAGCACACTAAACAATGGAAAAATTGTAATTGCAAATATTGTTTCTGGAATGACACCCGGAACAAATTATAATTTTTTTGACAAAGAAAACTTTTTAAAATCACCACAATATACATTTATCAACACAACGGGATACACAGCAAATTATATTTTAAATAGTCTACCAAATGTAACTCATACAAGTTTTAAAACCATGGGAATCTTGGGCAATGATTTGGGCTTTGAGGAATACATAGATTTTTCTGGAGCTACGGGAATTAACTATGGAAGATTGCAGGTTTCGGGAACAGTTACATTAAAAGATGAACAAGAATTATTGTATATCTTAAGTGGTATTACATCACAATCATTGATTAATAATACAACTTTGATTAAACATTATATTCGTGGTTCATCAAGTGTAGAAGAAATACAACAACCCGAAAATGTTTTGGGTATCTACAGAATTCATGATGAATCAAATAAATTAATAGAATGTTATGAAAATCAAAATTATTATCAAACTTTTTTAAGAAAACAAATTTTAGGTTCTACTTACTCTGGTTACTGGGTACAATGTGAAACTTGTCCGAATGACATTTATGGAGAAAATATTTCTACAGATGGAGTTCAGTCAAATTTATTATTTGATAATAACGTATTTTTGTTTATCAATCAAATATCAAGAAATGTCGCTACAAGTATAATACCAACAACTTCTTACGGAGTCTTTACACAAAGACTCTTAACTGGAACTCCACAAAGCGCCTCAAGACTTTCTTTTTCTGTTTCAGTCGGTCTCAAAATAGATTTGAGCCATGCATCATTGCAGGGGTGGGATTTTCAAATTTATATCGATCCAAACTATACCATTCCTCTTACTACAAGCATGTATATATCAGGTAAACCTGGATACGATCAATCTTATGTATTGATCAAAAATAATCAAGATGTTCCCAGAACACTTTATTGTAAATTAGTAGGATTTACAACTCTTACCATGGTATTCAATATTTAAAATAAAAAACCCCGAGCAATCGGGGTTTTTTAGTCCAACAACTACTATCAAAAATTTAGCGAGTTCTGTTTCGCATCACACGGTAATAGGAGCGGCCATTGCGGACCTCTCGGATCACGGTGTAGTTCATGTCGAAGCGGTCAAATGCCTCACGGAGATCATGCATCGTTGCACGCATGTTCTGCACACGGAAGCGCTTACGAGCCACGCCAGCCGTAAGAGGCGAACCGGAACGCATAAAATCAAACACTCTCTGAATCTTCGTCGGACGATCAACTGTAGTAATTTCCATAAAACTTTCCTTTCTTAAGAAGTTGCTAAACTATACACCCTAATCCTTGACTGTCAAGGAATTCCCTAAATAATATGGACTGAGGAGTCACCTATGAACACTAGGAACCATCAGTTTGTCAGTCATGTGAAAGATCATCTGGCACAGTACGGCATGCGGCTGGTAATAGGTCGTGGAAAATTGTTAAATTGTGGTGGCTACCGTTGCGAAGGTTATTTTTCAGATAAAGAAAAAGTCATCAAAATTGCAAAACATGGAACAAATTTTTTGGAAACTTTGGTCCATGAATATTGCCACTTTTTGCAATATATAAGCAATTCAAAAATTTACATAAAATCCGACAAAGCAATTTTGATGGTGGATGCGTGGTTTTCTGGTCAAAACTTTGATCAAGAAAAACTTCGCAAGGCATTTTTCATAGTTCGTTCTATGGAACGTGATTGTGAAAAACGAGCAATTCGAATGATCAAAAAGTTCAATCTTGAAATAGATACCAAACTCTATGCCAAGAGAGCCAACTGCTATATCTACAGCCACTTCTTGATGGAAAAGACTCGGAAGTTCTACGCCTACAAGAAGAGTCCTTATAGAAGTCCTTTGGTGCTCAAAGTAATGCCATCATCGATGGCAGTCTTGAGTCACAGAAGCATTCCACCAAAGATTTATTCTATGTTGGAATCATTCACTATTTGAGACTTCAAATACTTTGACACAAACTTTTTGAATGGTTGATCACCGTAAGGCCATCTGTCATCTTCAGCCAAAAACTTGTAGTGAACCAAGGCATCCAAATGTTCATCAAGCATTTTTAGTGTCACATCGTCAATACACCACTTAACTTCATCATCTCTATTTTGTGCTGGTGCTTCTGCAGCATTGTGTTCTGCTACAGCAAGATCTGCAATCTTTGCGATGTTCCCAAGAATCTCCAATGACTTGGCGCATTGATAAAAAAGATCCCGCTTTACAGGATCTTCTTCTTTGCGAGCCAAGTTTCTTACTTCGTAAACTAGCTCAGGGATTTTCATAATTGTCTCCTTACGACAGTGTGAGGAGATACTTGGTCTTTTGTACCAACGCAAGCATCTCGTCCTTAATATTTAACAACGAGGAATGGTTGGTTTCTTTGGGAAGTTCTTGGTTTAGATAATCTTCAAACGAATTTAATACGGAGTTTGTAGAGATTCTGGACGGTCCGTTCAGACGCAAATCCGTGACTTCCTTAATATCGTCTTTTCCATGAACACCAAAATAAGTCTCGGCAAAGTTGTCAATCATTGGATCCAAGGCTTCATATAGTTGACCGAGAGCCATATGCTCGGCATAAGAAGGCGTACCCCAATGATGGAGTTTGATTTCGTTTTGGAAGTTCATTAGTACTTTAATACAAGACATTTTATATACCTTTAAAATTATTTATCATTTGAATTTAATGTTTCTTTAAGAGATGTAACTATTCCCGAAATGCTTTCAGCAGCAGATTTTAGGTTAAATCCTGAACCCAATTCTGGACCAAATTTTTTCAATGGACATGAAATCGTTGGTATGTATAGTTTTTGCGATAAAGTAGCCCGAGTTTTCCAACCACAACCACACGCATTGCACCAACCAATTGATTCTGTTTCTGGATTTATATTTTGTCTTTTGTCACAAGACATGCATATTTGTTTTCTTTTTTCAAAAACCTCATCACTAACTTTTCCTTGAAACATTTGTGATGTTTCAGCTTTTATGTATTTTTTTGTATTTTCTATTGTTATTTGTTGAGGTAGTTGTGCATTTGGTATTTTGCTTCTTTCGGTGCATTGATAACAATCCAACTCCTTTGGATTCATATTTTTTAAAGAACAAGAAACCGAACAACCAGATGATTCTTGACTCCAATGGATACAGTTTATTTTTCTTTTAAAAATACGATTGTTGTTGCAATCATAACGCTCATTTAAAAATAAATCATCTTTCATATAATTCTCACGTTAATGTTATTGTGCAAGTTTGTGAACCATCGTAATCATCATACATTTCTGGGCAAATAAATCCATCCGTACAGATCCAACATCTTGGATTTACCATAGTTACATTTGGATTTTCCTCAAATTGTTGTAACGTTCTCCAAGTTCTAACCACATTTCTTTCAATAACTTCACATGGACCTGGAACAGGATCGCATGCATATTCTAGTGGACGAGCCAAACCACATCCACTTTGTCCCCAAGCCATACATGGTTGCTCTACACAACATTTTGATAAAGGTTTTCCTTGATAATATACTGTTATAGAATGTAATATGGAACTAAAGTACACTATCATTTCATCTCTTTGAATAATTTTATTTCCTTCTGTTCTAAAAGTTGTATTATATTCTACAGAATTAAAAACATCACCGGGAATATTATTATCTAAACTTCGTTTTCCACCAATCCAATAACTGTCTGGTCCTAATTGAGTGGCAACATACTTACCACCAGAATATTGATTAAGTTTTTGGACATAGGTACTTAAACGACACCCTGCGGCAATAATTCTTGGTCCTTCAACTGAAGGTTCACCAGTATCATTTTCACAACCAGGTCCAAAGTCTCCATATTCTCTGTAAACTGGTATATATGCTGCTGGAACTGAACTATATGGGACACAATCAGGATTATCTGAATCAACTACAACACATTCAGCGACAATAGAATAACCGGGATCTTTAAATGTTCTTTCATTTATTGCTGAAGCATCAGGTATTCCTGTTATATCGGGTACAATTCCACATGAAGCGTTATAGTCAAAGCAACCCTCTGCCCACCCAGAGCCAGCAATAGAAGTATTTAATATTTCATTGTTAAATCTTGGATATGTTCCAAAATTATCTATTGGGAATACAGAATATAAAAAATAAGTCGGAGAACCTGGTGTAAATGGTGGATTAAAACATCCCGGTACTGGTGGTAATTCGCAATTTCCACTATCTCTGGATTCTGTATATGTTCCAGTATTAGGATCGATATAAGTTACATTATAGGAAGCGCTATCACTATATGATCCATCAAAATTACACTCACATGTTTCAATTTTGTTGCAACCAATGTCAAATGGTAATCTACCATTAAAAGAAATGCTTACATTCACATTAGCTCTGTAGGGTGATGTTCCACTCCAAAATTCACGAACTTCCACACAACAATTTGAAGGGTTTCCTTGGCCACCAGTATTATTTCCCGGATTTGTTCCACCTTCTTGATTTTCACAATCATTGTTTTGTGGTCCATCACCAAATGGATTAGAACAAGCATCACATGGATTTTCTAATATGACTTCTCCTATTGAACCTCTATTATAAAATTGATCACCAAAGGGTTCCCATAAAGAAGTTTTCCAAACTAAGTAGTACCAATTGTCTTTCTTTGTATAGAATATGTCTGGATAATCATCTGGATTTTGACAAGAAATAAATGGTTCGGGACAAATTTGAACAGGTTGGCAAGGACAATTGTTTACGTTAAAGCAATTAATTATTTTGTCATCTTCATTTGTAATTTCGCATATAGGCAGAGCATACAAACCTTTGCAACAATCCGCATAAGGTCTGCAACCAATATCTGTAAATACTGCATCCTCGGGAACCAAGTAGTCGGGATCACACAAAACACCACACTGATAAGAAAGATAATACAATTCTCCGTCATACTTAAATGTTCTGTATTTTACTTCTTGAACTTCTCCTGTTGGTGTTTCGTTTGGTAAAGTAAAACCAGAAGGACCACAAGATCCACAGACACCAGTACAAACAAATGCCCCAACCCAAGCACCACCACACCCTCCACCGATTGGAAAGTCTTTTGCAGGACCCGAACTACCTCTATTTACTGCTCCCGTTGTACCCCTTCCATCTATAACTGTATCAAATCCAATTAAAGACGATCCACCACACGGATAATAACCAGATGCACCACATGAACCACATGTTCCGCAACAATTGTTTATTTTATCACAGATATATCCAGCCTGCTCATCAGTCAAACAAATATAGGTTTTCTCTGGAATCTCTGAAAGTGATTCATTGCAGGGACACCGTAATGCAGCAAATTGAATGGCAATTTTTCCGGGCATTCCATTTTCTGAATTATTTTTAGGAACATAACCCACCACTCCATTTATTTGCTCCAACCCCCCAATGCTTGAAACATCAGTGGTCCAATACATAGGATCACACATATTTGGTGGACCATTATCATTTCCCGACCTTGCCAAAGGATCTATAATACTGCTTCCACCGCCCCCACCAAATCCCGTTTTTCCTCCACCTCCACCACCTCTAAATCCACCACCACCGCCACCACCACCAACATTAGATCCACGTCCACCACTAGATACTATTCCACTTTGGGCACCACATCCACCACAACCACCCTGTGTTTGATTTCCACCAAATCCCCCCTCTGGTCCGTTTGCTTTTTTCCCTGCAGTAACTCCACCATGACCTCCACCACTGCTGTCGTTTCCTGCACCACCACCACCACCAGCAATTAAAAATGCACTTTGTGGTTGTAGCATATTTTCAGAAACAAAAGCCGCACCACCACCCCACGAACCAAATCCTTGTCCACCACCACCGGGAACAGTTGAAATATTTCCAGTCCATCCAGTTACGCTTCTGGTGGTATTTGCACCCAATCCACCAAAGCCAACACAGGCAACATAATTTTTATTGTATGGTCCTCTTTTTTGGGTGTACGCACCATTACCTCCCGGAAGGTTTATGCTTTTTCCACCACCACCAGCACCCCAAGCTTTGTAAAGCAATCCTCTTTCTTCATCTAAAATTAAATCATAACATTTTTGCTGAATGCAGCCACCAAATCCGCCATTGTAACTACCAAATGCACCTCCAGAACTTTGATCAGCACAACTTATTCCTTTAATTTTAATTGGAACACTTGTATAACCAAAATCAAAATCTGGAAAGGGAAAATATGGATGCAATATACCAAAAGGACCACAAATCCCTAAAGCAGGATTGTTTTTTAAAAGTTGTTCTATTTGGGACATTGAGGCATTACCAGCAAAACCAGTAAAGCCATCGTCATTATAACCACCAAAAAATTTAGTACCCCAATATCTACAGGGTATTGCTATCCAATGTCCTTTACCACAACAACAAGCTTTTGTTGGCATACAATAATCCTTACACTTACAGATTATTTATATCGTATGTATACCATCATCCATGGTGTAATAAATTTTGTGGAATACTTCCTCACACCACTTTGTGCAGACACAACATGGCTTTGAGTTTCTAAAGTTTCCAAATCTATTGAATCTAAAATTCAAAAGAATCAACTTTTCACCTCGGAGATTCTTGGGAACTTTTCTGTATGCATCCAATTCCGAATGCATATCGGAGCACCTATAACCCAAACGCAAAGTATCGGGGTGGGTCTTAAAAACATTCTGACCCACCGCGATAACTTTGCGCTTGTAAATTACTAGTGAAATGTGCTTCTTCTGTCTTTCCATTGCCATCGAAAGCGGCTTGGCAATGGGCATGTAATTTTGGATTACAGTATCAATGTTCATTCATCACTTCGTCAGCTTCAGCTCAGGACCCTTCAGGCTCCCGCTGGGCGTGGCGATTCCCTTGTTCAAGGAATTGTCATACTGCGTCTTGAGTTCGTCAAGAGGCTCAATGCTGAAAGCAATGAATGACAGTGGAACTTGTACGCCATTCTTTGCCTTGGTGTACATCATCCATGGCATAAGACCAATTTGTCCCTGACCAACTGGAACCAAAATTGCTGGATCCTTGAGGGTGACATGGCTGTCAGTCATTTCGTAGCGTGCTAAGATCTCTTCGCCTGATACAAGTCTAAATACTTTTACGTTCATGTGAATCCTTTTGTTAATGAGAACTATACTACTTATTCTACTTTTAGCAAGCATTAATACTATGAAATCTTTCAAAGAATACCTAATAGAAAATCAACAAATAAAATGCGATGTAAACGGTATCTGCAAAATTATCAGAGAATATGAATCTGCAGGCAATGAAGAAAAAATATTGGGTGTCTATAAAGACAGCAAAGGTTTGGATACCATAGGACATGGTCATTTAATTACAAAAAATTCTCCAGCAATTATTGGCAAAGCAATCAAAGACCCCAATCGTGTTAGTAGAATTTTGGCAAGCCAAGACAGAATGACTCCAGAAGAAGCAGAAAGTTTGCTGAGAATAGATGTCGAATCAAGATTGCCAACTGTTAAAAAATTAGCACCTGATTTTGAAAATTATTCACAAGAACTGCAAGCAGAACTTGCTTCCGAAACATTCAGAGGAATGACAGGCAAATCTCCAAAAGCAATGCAACATCTTCGTGCAGGAAAATTTGAAGAGGCTGCACAAGAATATTTGAATGCTAAAGATTACAGAGAATCTGTTCGTGATGAAACTGGAATTGCAAAAAGAATGAAAAATCTATCTGATGCAATTAGAATGGAAGGTCAGCGTAGAGCAAAAAGTCAGGCTGCTTCAAAGCAAACCACTCAGGCACCTCGCAGTTCTTCCACTTCGCAAACCGCGCCTTCTCGTTGATGTAATAATTGCGATAAGCAATCACGGCATCTAAATTTCGATACTGATCTGGCATTGCTTGGGCAAACGGAGTAAGTTTGCCCTTGGTGATGTTGGTAGGAGGATCATAAAGTTCATCCATCAACATCTTTTCCATGACATGCACTTTGCCATAACGACGAGTGTACTCTTTGCAAAGACTATATGCATGTTTCCAAAGCCAAAGATAATTGGCACGGGTTTCTCTAGTCCAAATTGTGCAAGGATGATTAATCATCGTACAACGAC